CCTGGGAGGGCGGTACCCATGTGAAATTTTTCGGGTCCCCCCTGGATATAGCTTTTTTGTCAATGATATCAGAGCCTTACCCCACACAATGTACATTGATAAAACAGAAAAAGAAAAGAGAATAATATTTTTTTACTGTGAAATTGTGGTGTTATTGTGCCTGTTTATTGTGCGTTGAGGCCTTGCGTCTGGTACTCTCGCTATCCGGCGAGCCGGGTGTTACGACGCCATCCACCATACACTGGATGGTTGGGGTCTATCGGCATACCGTCCAGGCCAATGCCCTTCACGAAGCCACGGCGCTCCTCAAACTTTTTGTCACTATTGTGGCAGTGTATACACAGCGATTGTAGCTCACCTGTCCGGAAGGCTTCCCAGTTGCCTCTATGCGGAACAATATGGTCTGCTATCTCAGCTGCTACATACTGCTTGCGCCTAGCACAGAAGCGGCAAAAAGGCTCCATACGCAGATGGTGCTCCACTCTGTGCTTCCAGGGCCGCAGCCCATACCACTCACTTGGAGGTTGCTTGGAACGTACAGCCATCAGTCACCTTCACCAACCATTCTTCTTCCAGCGCGCCGGTCATAGCTCATCACACATGAAACAATCGACGCAGTCGCTCGATCGCCTCGTCCGCGCGCTCGCCATGTGCCTCGTCGAAGCTCGCCGGCCGGGCGTACTGCGCTCGATAGCCGCGCGCGCAGTTGATGCACACCCCCCACAACACCACCGTTCCCCGAACCACGCCATCCCAGCGAGCCTCCGGGGGCGAACAATCACGATAACGAAGAAGGCCAGACAGATCCCAAAAGCCCCGGCGCAAAGCAGCGAGCGACATAAAGGCATGAATCCCATGTTCCATCTTGCGCTCGTTGTCTATGTTCGGTTCCTTGTCCGACCGATACCATGCATAGTTCGGCCAAATACGATCATCTCCCAAGCAGAAAGACATCAGCGCTAGCGGAGGCCCTAATCGGTAGCGCCACACGCGATGACCAATGATAGATGGCTCAATCGGATCACCCGCTTTGACGGTGGTCCAGTCAACGCTCTCGATCCTCAGGGCACTTTCTCCGGCTCGCGCTCGTCGGGTGCCTTCGCGGGCTCACGCTTGGGTTCCGGCCGATAAACCGGAGTCTCCGGTTCAGTGCGGACGACTCGTCGCGCCGGCTCGCCAACAGCAGCCATCTTGTTCACCTCATTGCGCCGGCACTCGCGCCGGATGACGATGGCAGCTTTCATCTGTTTCCAATGTGCACGCACCGAAAACCGGATCGCCCCTCATGGACCATTGGTCCCGCGGCTGATTCAACACAGGCCTTGTTAGTCAAAAAGTAAGCAGCCCGTCGAATTTCGCAGTGATCGGGTTCGGTGCATAGGTACAGTAGGAGAAGCCATTTCATGCCACGTCTGCGAGCCGAGAAACTAACAACTTTTCAAGCCTTCGGCCAATTTGCACGTGTTCTAAAGAACAGCGCAAATCATTGAAATCACAAGGCAATTTGGTCAGCGCTCTCTCGCTATCGTCTCGGCGAGCCGAAAACTAACCATCAAATTTCCGCAACCAAATTGCCATATGGCACACTCACAGTTCCAAGCGCCAGTCGTACCAGCTCAACGTTGCGGCGCTTGAGCCCTTGATACGTTCCGACTTGACCCGTCAACGCTCCCAGCGTAATGCGGACGCGCTGACCTCGTTGGAAGCGCGGCTTAGTCGGGAGCTGAATGAAACCGTCCTTGTCCTCGTGCTGGCGTATATGTGATAGCTGATCGTCAGGGACCATCGCTGGTTGCTCTTCGTCACAGGAGCGTAACAGCTTGCTCACACCGTAGACCCTGCGAAGGTGGTGCCATAGCTCGCCCGGAGCGGCGAACACATAGCGCGGGAAAAGCAACGTACGCGGATTACGCAGCCGCGGGAGATAGACCTCAAACCCGTTTTGCTGGAGCGCTCGCTCAACGCGTCGTTCATAATTCGGCCAAGTCACGGCCACGGCCCAACAATCTGCCATGTTATGAGGTTATCGCTCCAAATCGGGTCAAAAGTAAATCCCCTAATTTGCTCCCAGCCAAAAAAAACAGGGCGAAAGGACCAAAGCTTGAGTCGGGTCAAAAGTAAATCCCCTAATTCGCTCCAGCCAAAAAATCAAGACGGGAAGACCTAACTTTTTACCATGTTGATAAAACCCCAGTAAAATATGAAAGTCCATAGCTCCAAACAATAGGGTCAATAGCGACGATAGGGTCACCTAAAGCTACGCGTACTAGGTTGTCATTCTTAGTAGTATATAGGTTTTTAGGCCCTATTTTCCATATTGATCCAATCTTCACATCCGATTTTCACATCCGATTTGTTGGAGCAATATGCGGTGGTCCAGCCAGGACAAATTTCTTGGTAGAGGTTTTGAGCTTTAGCAACTTGATCTGCCAGCCGTCCTTGATCTGGTCTCTGAGGTTCATCAATGTACGACCAAAATATTGCCCATCAATCCGGCCGCGATTAGTCAGCAAGTCCCGTAGCTCTGGATTTTTATAGCGTGGGCCGTATTGGGTGCCCTCTTGTTCTTCAGCCAGCTTAACACAAAGCGCCACATCAAACCTTTCATCCGTTGAAAAGTATTTCTTCAAAACTTCAATCACTTGGCCTATTTGTTCCTGTTGTGGATCCATGCCAATCATGTCTTCCATCGAGCCGAATGGGTCTGACATGTCGAGCCATATCAAGGGTTGTTGGATCAGCTTTGACCATTGCTCGAAGCCTGCCACCCGTTTCATTTCATCTGACATCGGTAGCGGAGAGCCCGCGTACTTGAACGCGCGGATGATGGTGAAGACCGCGGCAATGTACTCACCACGATTGGCTCGTACGCGCTCTAGCGGATTGTAGTTGAACTTCCGCTCCTCTGGCCTCTCAGTTTGGGTATTGAGCCTGCACGTTGCCGCCCGGAATACAAGGTCAGAGCTGAGCAAGATATTGTTTCCATTCACGAAGACGGTTGTCGCCCGGCAATCGCACAATACCTCTTCGTGCTTGCCCAGCTTACGCACATGCATGATACCTTCAGTGCTCACTTCTGCTAGCCGCTCGCTATCAATCACCATACCATTCGGAAGATTATTGAAATGCATGATGGAGCGTCCAGTCATAGCGGAAGCTTCCACGCGTTTTTCAAATTCTTCCTTCTTGAAAGAGCCGCTGGTTGGAACAGGAATATGGCCTGTGGCAATTACACCGATGGTATTGACAAGAAAGCTTTTCCCTGTACGGGCCTTGTTTGCTGATACAACAAATAGCGGTACTGCACTTTGAAAAGCACCACGCGCTACCGTCGTCATTATCGCAGCCAAAGCAACCGAGCGCGAGACAGAGCGCCGCGATTGTCTCACCTCCGCCATCTCATTCCAATCTACTGGCATTTCATTATCAAAGGGAAATTCCTGCAACAGGTCATTCAGCTTAGCTAATGCGCTCAGCGCATCATCCTTGTCTGGATTGTTTGGTATCGCAGGCAACTTGATATTATCTGAAGGCCTGTACCAAAGCTGTGTTTGTGGATCATATCCCGGCTCAGTTAGCAATGAGCCGTCCGGTCGCATTGTTGGGCTTGTAATAATGCCGATGATTGAAGGCAGGAGATAGTGATGCGCGCCCAACAATCCTTTGACAATCGGCGGAGGCGGATCGATATTGCGCCAGTCTCTTGCCCTGGCATCATATCTCTGGAATATTACAGCATTGTGAGCGATCATATCAGCAAGCTGGCCCTCGCTAAAATGCTCTAGCTCTGAAACCAGCACATTTCGCTCATCAGCCTTCTGCCAGTGCCATATTGGCTGCACCAACCGCGTTCCGCGCACATACACTGGACTATTCTTCTCGATGAGAGAGCGCTCTGTTTCCCGCCAATACTTATCAGTGTCTGCTCCAAAGTTTACAATCTGGATAGTGCGGCGCGTCACTTGTGGTGATGTGTTGACGGTAGTTATTATAAATTGTTTGATGTATGGTTCTCCGCCATTAGCCTGTACGTGTTTGAAGATAGCGCAATTGTTGAAATTTTGATCAATGCAAATCTTGATCATAACATCTTCATCAACATTCCTTTGCAGCGCAGTTTTAATAAACGCAACAAATAGCACACTAGAGGCTTCGCCTTTCAATTTGATTAGCCCCAAGACCTCTTCTGGTAGGGAGCGGACGGCCTGTTGCCAGTTCAAGTTGATGATGTTATCACCTTCATCAGTCATCTTCATACTCCGTGTTTTGATAGTTTTGTTCCATCCTTGCTATCAGCTTGCGGTCTAGCTCACTCAACCACTCTGGGCTATTCCTCATTGCGAGATGGTGGAGGGTGCCATATCCAATATTGCTAGGCGGCGAGCTGCGCATCTTGCGCCAGCGCTGCCGCGTCGCGTTCACACTATACTTACCACTGCGCTGCAGCCACTTATCCCATATAGCAAATCCGCGTGAGGATCCATTTGTGGCTGTGAAGATTGCCATGCCAACATTGTTGCGGCTGTGCCAATCTAATGCGGTTGGGATAGCTTCAACAGTCGCCGCGACATAATCTTCATTTAGCACCCCGAAGTCATCATTCACAGAGTTGCGTCTTGCACGCCTCACCTCGCTGGACACAAGATGGATCAACCAATATGGCGCCTTTGCCGGAGGTTCATTAACAACCCACCTATAGCTCCCATCGCTCCTGATCGATGGCGGAGCGATCACCATCCCACCTTCGCCGCGGATATCTACGCCAGCGCCGAGTATTTTCCCAGTATCATTCTTCACCTCTAATCCACTAGGCGGATACGCGAAATAATAGTGCCGCGATCCACTGGGCGATATTGCTTGCCGCGTCAAAGGGAATTCGCCTTGCTGCGATGTCCAAGCCCTCAACGTTGCCTCACCATCCACGCCGTGGGCCGCGGTATCAGTCTCCACGACAAAGATCTTGTTATCGCGGCCGGTGGGCAAGCCAATGTTGGCGTCGGGCCAGCGCGTCCAATCGCCTCTTATCTCAGCCTCGTCGCGTGTCGCACCCCAGCGCACACCGCCATAGTTGCGTGCGGCCTTGTACGACATCTTGGATCCTGGTGGAGCGGGGAACACCGCCAGCCCAGCACGCGCATAGGCGAGAGCCGCCGCCAGCATCGCGATCATCACGTGCGGCCTTTTTGGATTTGGGAGCTTTGAACGTTAATCGCAGATTGTGAAGCGAGGCTAGCGCCCTAACCATCGACAAGTAAAGTACCAAATCCGGCCGCAGCGGTAACCCTTCACCTTGTATCATAAAACATTAGTGAGATCAAGCACTTATTCACAGCTAAAAAAAATCGGTTGAGCGAAAAACTTTTCGCTTTCTTTTTTTCTCGATTGGGAGTATCGGTCGATTTGGCCTTGTTCACGAGTCGCAATCGCAAGGTCAACTAAGGAGGCTGGACCCTTCAGGTTGTGTACTCTGTTCGAGTATAGGTCCAGCCTCCACTTTTTCCCTTGAGTTCAATACTCGGCTCGCCGAGAAAGATAAGCGAGAGCGTAAGTTGGCCTTGCGATGAGAGCAATACCCCGGCTCGCCGGGACAACAGCGAGAGGGAGTGGCAACGGCGCACCGTGACATGCCGTGGCCCTGGGCTGACCCGAATGGATGAGAGCGATACAATCCAAACAGCAGCGCGCGAGCGTGTCGATCTGTTACGCCAGACGGCCGTGGAGCTACGCGACCTAGACATAACGATCAAAGACCTAGAGGAACGGCTAGGGCTAGCAAAGAGACAAATGCGTGAGCTTCAATTTGAGACGCTCCCAAACATGATGGATAACATCGGCATGGACCGCATAGGCCTTCCGGCGAAGGACAATATGCCGGCTTATGATCTTATCCTGGAGCCTTATATCCACGCTAACATCTCGGCCAATTGGCCGCCTGAAAAGCGCGCAGCGGCGTTCGCTGCGCTGGAAGCCTCCGGCAATGGCGACCTGATCAAGACCCAGCTGCGTATCAACCTGGCGCGCGGCGAGCACGAGCTGGCCGCCGCCATCGTAGACTTTTTGCGGTTACAGTATCAGATCAATCCTGAGGTAACGGAGACCGTCCATCACCAGACGCTGACTGCTTGGTTGAGAGAGCAATTTGAGAATGGCAAGCCGGTACCAGACCTTGAAACTATCGGCGCGCGCGTGGGGCGCATCGCTGAGCTCAAGCCACGCAAGGATTGACGACATATGCGTAACTATGGACTACAATTGTGTGACAGAGAAAGGGTGGGTGTATCTCACCTGCAGCCGCGATGGCAACGGGCAAGTGTTCGAGGCACTACAAGGCTAGGCTTGGCTCCCACCCTTGCTCGCTGGACAAGGCGGGTTTTAGCATTGGCCATGAAACCTGGCAAGCCATCACTTAAACCCGGCTCGCCGGGACAATAGCGAGAGAGTTGGTTGTTCTTTGGTTCCGCATCAAAGATCTTGGCAAAATGATCGAGTATTTGTTAGTGCTCCACATCTGTAACAACTACGACGGCGATTGCGTCTGGCGCAGTGCTGGACGCTATCGCTCTGAGCGGGCCTGTGTTCTACAAGGTCTAGCCACGGAACCGCCTGGCAGTCAGTTTCGTTGTGAGCTACAATCACCAGATCTAGTTCCATTGCCACGTCCAAGACCAATACTCGGCTCGCCGAGGCAATAGCGAGAGGGCTCTACTACGCTGCACGAGCGGCTCAGCCATAACGCGGCAATGGAACTAAGATGATGAAACAACAACAAGAAGAAAAATTGAGCAGCCTGATTTTGAAGGTGTCCAAATTTATTGATGGCGAAGATTTGCTAGATATCGCGACGGTATGTGCTCGTATAATGGTCTTTGCCATAAATGAGGCATATGATAGTGAAGAGAAAAAGTTCGAGACACTAGGTGTGCTGATCAAGTTCATGCGTAATGACCTGCAAATGTTCTGTGAAGGAGAGCCAAATGGCCAAAGCCAAAGAACAAATTAAAGAAGAGAACCAGCAAGAGCTAGTGCTCGCCAACGCCAATCTTCCGGCTGATGACCAACCGGTGGATATGGAGGAGCTGGAAAAGTATGCCGACCAGGGCCTGAGCAAGTCGGCCGCGGATAATCTTGTACCGCTGATCTACATCCTGCAAAAAGGCTCGCCCCAGGTGGATGAGGATAGCCAGAGCTACATTGATGGAGCGAAGGCGGGCAATATCTGGCTACGCAATGCGCCTAATCCGCTTATCACAAGTGACGAGGGGCTATTGTTCCAGCCGTGCTATTTTGAGATCAGCTGGCTGGAGTGGATCCCACGCGAGCGCGGAGGCGGCTTTGTCGCGCGCCATCCAAACCTGCCCAAGGCGGAAAAATGCCCGGTGGCGGACGTTATTACCAGCGTTGATCCGCGCAATCCAAACAAGATCAAATACACTAGACCAAACGGCAATGAGCTAATTATGAACCGCAACCACATTGGCTACGCTCTGAATAACGGTATGGCGCTGCCGTACGTCATACCTATGAGCGGAACGGGGCACACTACCTCGCGCACCTGGATGATGGTTATGAACCAGAGGCTAACCGCCTCCGGTAAGAGCGTCCCCAGCTGGGACGGTATCTACCGGATGCGCACCCGCTCGCGCACCAACCAGATGGGCACCTGGCACATGTGGGAGATCACTTTTGAGCGGCGCGCGAATAAGGCAGAGTTCATTCGCGGAAGAACCCTGCACGAGGCCTTCGTCAGCGGCGCTCAGGCGGCTGAAACGCCGCCCAGCTCTGAAGACCATACCGCAGGCGCCGACAGCCCGATGTAAAAAAAACAAAAAAAATGGAGCTAACGCATGCTTTCAATTGTCGGGGCTGGAATGGCTGGGCTGCTCGCGGCGAATATGCTCCACAGGATGGAGCCGGTGGTCTTTGAGCGGCAAGCAACACTACCAAATAATCACACCGCGGTCTTGCGCTTCCGTAGCACCAAGGTGGCGGACGTTCTTGGCATACCGTTCCGCAAGGTGACGATGATCAAGTCGGCAGTAAGCTGGAACAATCCGATTGCGGACGCTTTGGCCTATTCCTTCAAGGCGACTGGCCAGTACCGGAGCGATCGCAGTATCGTCTCTGGCACTGTAGTTGACACCCGCTACGTGGCGCCAGCCGACTTGATTATGCGCATGGCCAGGCAAATCCCTTCGGATGCTATCCTACTCAATCGCGAGTTTGACTATGATGATGATGGCGACTTGTCGCAACCAATTATCTCAACTATCCCAATGCCGCGGTTGATGGAGATCCTGGGATACAGAGGGCCGCAATTCCGCCATCACAGCGGCCGCAACATCCACGCACAAATAGCGGACTGCGACGCCTACGTCTCGCTGCTGGTTCCAGACCCGGCCAATCCGATAACCCGCATTAGCATAACCGGCAGCGAGGCAATTATCGAGAGCGGTGAGAGCGATTGGAGCAACGTAGGTATCATCACCAGCGCTGGCGCGTTGCTAGGGATCCCAGAGGATAAGTTTAGCTCCATCACCGTTCACCAGCAGCCCTACGCGAAAATTCAACCAATCGATGATAACATCAGGAAGGATTTTATGTACTGGGCCACCGACCGCCACGGTATCTTCTCGCTGGGCCGCTTTGCGACCTGGAGACCTGGGCTATTGGCGGACGACATGGTACAAGACGTGACGCGGATATCTGGTTGGATCAACGACCGCTATAGTATGGCGAAAGCGCGATGAGATTACAATCACCAACCCGGCTCGCCGGGACAACAGCGAGAGGGGGCCGCCGTTCGGGTCATGCCTGGGGCAGCAACCACCAACCCGGCTCGCCGGGACAACAGCGAGAGAGCAGCGCACCATTAGTAACAACCCAGCTCGCCGGGACAATAGCGAGAGAGTTGGCTGTTGCGCGAAACAGCAACCACAAACCCCGGCTCGCCGGGACAACAGCGAGAGCAATGCCGTTAACCCTGATAGCCCGGCTCGCCGGGACAACAGCGAGAGGCCTTGTCGCGTCCGACGCGCCCGGCTCGCCGGGACAACAGCGAGAGAACGATGCGCCGCGCCGCGCCGAAGCAAGCGATGGGTAGCGCGTGATGAAGTGCTTTGATACCCGGCTCGCCGGGACAACAGCGAGAGGTCCTCGCGCCAGACCATTCGACGTGGCGGCGCATTATCAAGGAAAAAAAGACTAGCGTTTTCCTTTTTCAGAGATTATAATAATACAACCAAACCCGGCTCGCCGGGACAACAGCGAGAGCAGAGAATATAAGAGAGAGTTGGGTAACCCGGCTCGCCGGGACAACAGCGAGAGGGCATTGTGCCGCACTTTGATACCCGGCTCGCCGGGACAACAGCGAGAGGGCATTGTACCAAGTTGGGTAACCCGGCTCGCCGGGACAACAGCGAGAGTGCTGCGCGGAGCAAGTCGCAACAACCATGAGAAACAAATGTTTAGACAGCAACCAACAACCCGGCTCGCCGGGACAACAGCGAGAGGACAGCCCCGTCGGCAGCCGCAACATCACTGTCTTCCGCCGGTACATATTTCAAATCTATCCGAGCGAAGAGCAAAAGCGCCAGCTGCATATCCAACGCCGCATGATGGCGCAGTTGTGGAACGCATTCCTGCAACGCCATGAGGACATCTGGCGGCGCACAAAGGGTCAACGCGGCGTCCTCCACAGCGAGGACAAGGCGAGCTATTCATTCTTTGACATGACCAACGAGGTTACCCAGCTACGGCACGAGTGTCCGGAGTGGGCTGCGCTCTCGGTCTGGTCGCCTCACCGTATTGCCAAATCGATGGATGAGGCCTTTAGCGCTTTCTACCGCCGCGCGCGGGCTGGCGCTGGAGCGCGCGCAGGCTATCCGCGCTACCAACGCAGCGAGGACGGCCGACGCATACCCCACGTACACAATCCAATTGCGATCCAAGGCGTCAAAAAAAGTAGCAGCGGCAGTGGCTGCCGGTTGGAGCCGGTTTCCGAACGCAAGCGAACGCAGAATTGGCGGTTAACGCTAAAGGGCGTAAGCGGATTAATCCACGCACGCGGACGGTTGCCGCTTGATAATGTTATTTGCAAAAACGCAGACGTTCTTTGGCGCGACAACAAGTGGTGGTTCTCAATTTGCGTAGAGATGCCACCACGTAGAGAGCCCGGCACCGAGAAGCTAACAGTAGAGCTTGACGGTCTGGATTGTCTCGCGCGCGTAGCGGGTGAGCCGGAAACACCAGAGGGCCTGTTACGTGCTCACGATTTGACTGAGATAATTGATGAGCTCAAGTCAGAGCGCGACCAACGCTGGCCGCGTCGCAGCCCACGCGATCCGGATTGGGTTGAGGCCAACCAGGAGATCAATAGCCTATCGGCGCGCAGCGCGCGGATCCGGCGCGACGCCCTCCACGTGTGGAGTACTAGGCTCGCCAGCCGCGCCAGGGATCTGACCATAATAACGCCAAGGGTCAGCGATCACGTTGTCTCTCCACATGGCGACGAAAAGCAATGGGGAGCGGCTACGGACACAGTATCAAAGATCAACCGTAATGTTTTATCTATGGCGCCTGCTGCTGCTGTTGCGATGTTGACCTACAAGGCAGAGGAGGCAGGCATCCGGTGCGACATTGTTGAGGACGAAGCACCGGCTATCGCAATCGGCTCTGTATTAGTTGACGCAGGCCGTAAGTTGCGCAATACCGCGCGCAAGATACGCAAGGCCAACCCAGGCTCGCCTGGACAATAGCGAGAGCTTTCCTCTCGCTGTTGTGGCGAGAAAGAAAGGCCAAGCCAGGCTCGCCTGGACAACAGCGAGAGCGAGAGAAAGGGAATAGCTAATGACGATATCCAAGAGCCAAGTCGCATTGATCCATCCCACGATCAAGAGTGAGATGGATTTGCTAGATCGATCAGTCGCGATGGCAGAGGCCGCTTTTGATGCTATAACAACCGGCGCGGCCGAAGCCAAGAATTGCAATGTAATGCTGGGCGCGGGGCGAGTTCTGCAGGGCGCTGCTCGGCAACGCTTAACGCAACGCTTGGCAGCCGGAAGGCTAATTCTTTTGGAGGCCAGAATTGTTGGCGGTGAGGCTGCTGATGTAACCTAATTGCCCGGCTCGCCGGGATAACAGCGAGAGCAGAAGGATCAACCTTCCATCCGGCTCGCCGGGACAAAAGCGAAAGCGGCAGATGGCTAGCGAGGGACCATCAGCATAACTACCCGGCTCGCCGGGACAACAGCGAGAGCGGATGCCGTCCGGTGCGATGAAACTACCCGGCTCGCCGGGACAACAGCGAGAGAGAACGGCTTCTCGTCACAACTACCCGGCTCGCCGGAATAACAGCGAGAGAAACGAGGGAGCTTGTGAACGCCCACGGGTCTTTCTCGGCAGTCGAGTGAGGAGTATGATGAAACTAACCCGGCTCGCCGGGACAACAGCGAGAGGTTCAAGGATTGGGCGCGACTACATGAAACTACCCGGCTCGCCGGGACAAAAGCGAGAGAGATCTAGTTTCAGGGATTGGGACCTACTACCCGGCTCGCCGGGACAACAGCGAGAGGGACCACATCACCAGTGGATGTGAAAGAAGACGGCACATGAAAGCACTATCTGATCAAGGCCCAATCAGCTATGAGGTTCACTGGCGCTTCACAGGCTGGAGTAGGGTAAGAGTGTCTCAGGTGCGGGCTCTAGATCAGCGCTGCGCAAAGGATCAGGTGTGGTTGCATCACGTCGAAGCGTCGCGACTAAGTGACCAAATAGAATTTTTGGAGATCAAGGAGATGATGGGTTAAATGAGTAACCCGGCTCGCCGGGATAACAGCGAGAGTAGTAGCCAGCGGTGCTCCGGTGGTTATGTGCGTGAGATGAAACTACCCGGCTCGCCGGGACAAAAGCGAGAGTAGCTCAAGTGCGAGATCTAGATCAACTACCCGGCTCGCCGGGTCAAAAGCGAGAGTGACCTGAATACAAGGACAAAAGCGAGATGGCCGCGCTGGGTCATGCGGCGTGAGATGAAACAACCCGTGCCTGTGATCTATACATCATGAACTAACACCACACACTTACAAAGGAGCTGTTCTATGTCTATGACAGGAAGAATGTCGAATAAGCGAACCGACTTAACCATTCTCGACAAAAAGCTTTGGGAATGGACAGGCCAGAATAAGGAACGCGGCTGGTATCCTAATCATATCGCCCACAACCTGTTCTCCAAGGAGAGCCTGATCAACATTCAGCGTAAAAGCGAAACCAGCCATTGGGCGCTGAATGCCAAAGCCTTGCACGATGCCCTAGCTGCGGAGCGCGATGGAAGGGTGATACAGACCTATGTTCGATTGGCAAATCCAGATGGGTCTTTTGTGGCGCAGGAGACCTCGCAGAACGTCTGGCGACGGCTGCAAAATACGCCAACGCATCAAGGCCAGTATGGCGCGTATTGGTGGATCGATCAGGACTTCAATCCTCACGATACCATCAATCCGCTTGAAAGTCAATTTCCATTCTGAGAGGGAGGGCGAGATGCAAAAAAAGCAATGGAAAGACGATCCAATCTTGGGGTTTGCAAAAGCAGCAATTGCCTATATATCAGCGCAATATATACATGAAGGGTTGTCATTCAGTGAAATTCATACACGCAGCAGGTTTAGAAAAAAGAATATAGTCATGACTCGTTTGGGAGATCAATTGCCTGACTTTGTACCGACACTTCTTTCAGGCGATAGCGAAACAGTCACTCGCCCTAACGGTAGCCGGAACGGCGTTCGTCTCTATGCTACATTTGATAATGCATCAAATCTGGTTGCTAGTCGCATTAATGCTGTATTGAACACTAAGGAGCTGGATGATTTTTTTCGCCCTGAATTTTCACATATGAATGATGTTTTACTTAAACTTCTTGACAACCCAATGAAAACGATAACCAATCACGAAATTTACCATATACATGAGAAAAAGTTGCTGGCTAAATATGGAAACGGACCGGGCTTGTATGGGCGCTTCGATCCTGAAAATGAAATTGGAGGCTATGCAGGAGAATCAAAAAATATAACTAACCGCAATGGTGGTCACAGCAATGCAGGGACTAGAATTTTTTACATAAAAGCGACAATCACTAAATCAGCAGCTAAAGATGCTGAGAAAAGATTTTTTGCACTTCTTACTGAAAGGTACAAGGATAAAGTGTATTACCCTCCTGGCACAAAAGGCTGTGTCAAGATGAAAAATGGTATGCCATTCCAAATTGCGTTCCACAGCATCATGAATGATTATGAAAAAGAGATATTTGGCAGTAATATAGACCTTCGCGATGATGCGCCTAAACTTGCTAATTTCAAATATCGTCCTTTTATGGACCTGTTGCGAAAGCCAAAGCCGTCGCTGATCCTGCCATCACAACAAGAGCTGATCCTGCCATCACAACAAGAGCTGATCCTGCCATCGCAAGAGATCTGTGGACTTTGAAGGGGAGGCGAGCCTTGAAGGTAACACTACTCGACTACACAGGCGCAGGAACCAAGAGTCCATCCGACTACGCCGCGCGGCTATTGATCTACGCCAAGTCCACCCGGCTAACGCAGGGCAGCGTCCTGCGCTCCATCATTGAGGTCATGCCCAAGACCGAGATTGATCGTGAGCTAGAGGCTATCTCGCGAACCATCCGCTCATCGTGGGAGTTCATCAGCTACACTTGGCAGATCACAGGCGTGACACGCGCCTTCACCCACCAATTTGTTAGATCACGCCACGCGAGCTTCGCGCAACAGGCAATGCGGGTTGCGGATATGAGCGATTTTGATACTCTGGTTCCAATCGCTGTCAAGGCGGCTGGTAAGGAGAAGCTGTGGGAGCTGACGATGGGAGTGATCGCGGAGAGCTACAAGGAGCTGCGCAAGGCTAGGGTCCCGGCGCAGGACGCGCGTGGTCTCCTGCCAACCAACATCTTGACTAACATCGTAGCTAGCTTCAACTTAAGAGCGTTCGCGGACCTGTGCGGTAAGCGCGACAACCCGCGGGCCCAGGACGAATATTCTGAGGTAGTAAGAGCTATGAAGGCGGAAGTGTTGGCGGTACATCCCTGGACCAATATCTTCCTTAATCCGCCGCGGACGGAGACGCCACACCTGGACAAGCTATTGCGCGACGCCCTGGGCAACCGCAGCCCGGTGGACGCTCCGGAGATCAACGATGCGCTCAAGGACGTAGACAAGCTGAAGGCGACTTGGGGGTGAATCAATTCAAAATGAACAAGGATCAAAATCTGTTTGATGTCGCCGTAGAGGTTGTTGGCGAGACAGAGAAGGCCTGGCGGATCTTCGACGGCAAAAATATGGTATGGGTCCCCAAGTCGCAAGTCGAGAACAACGAAGATGGAACATTCACTATGCCAGAGTGGTTGGCCAAAGAAAAAGGGTTCATCTAATATGATGTGGGGATAGCAATGAGAAAGAGTAATCGTTTGATCTTGGAGTATTGCCAACTCGCAAAAGCGCTTTATGGTGTGGACCCTAGTGTGTGTGTGAATAAAGCTAATGATATTGAGCTGAGCGCCAAAGGGCGCTGGTATGGCACGATTGATGCGCGTCACTTTGAGCATTTTTGGATACGTCCATTGCGGATCGAAGCAGACAAGACGCACCTGTGGTACAAGCCTGGCAAAATTGACGAATGTTGTCGCGTTTGCGGACAGATAAGGCGCGATGACCGAGCGAATGGAATTTGCTTATGCAATACGTCTTTCACACACACATAGTCAAGCTGGAGCAAAAGAGCAAGCTGCTCCGCTCAATCAAGGTCAAGGATGACGAGATCCACAGCGAGTATGAAGGTATGGGATGGTATGTGCTGCTGGACGGGATGCTAGATAGCGTCTGGATCTCAATGGAGAAGCCGGACCTGGAGATCAACCAGAAAGTCAAGTTGATCATAAGCACTGAACCATGATCATCATTATCACAGATATTGACGGGACGCTCGCGCAGTCCAGCTGGCGCGATAACCTGAAAGAGAACTGGGAGGAGTATCACGCCGCCAGCAAGGACGACAAGATTAATGTGCCAATGGCTGCGCTACTTAATGAGCTATCGGAATTTTGCCGCATTGTTTGTATCACAACACGACCGGAGCGGTGGCGTAAGCTTACTAACCAGTGGCTAATTAGGCACTGGGTAAGGATCCCGGAGCTGATTATGCGGCCCAACGATGACTTTCGCCCTTCGCCAGCCTTGAAAGTGGCCTTGGCTGAAGCTTATCATTTATCCAGCAAGGACCAAAAGGTATTGGCCTTTGATGACCGGGCGGACGTTCGTGCGGCATATCGCGCGTTAGGCTTCTTCACTGTTGAGCTGCCATGGTGAAATTATGCAACAAAAAGGATGGTTGCAATTATCTGTTAATAGTCCGATGACTTCAATTGCCCAGCAAATCGAGGAGGTGGAGCGTGAAATCAAATTGTGTGAGAATAGAATGCTTCATGGTGTTCGTCAGAAATTGATTGATATGATGAAGTCCAAAAAAGCAACAATTGCCAAAAAAGCAACCATTGCCAAAGGGCATGGTCGTCCCTTGTTAGCTATACCGCTGGATAAATCAGTAATAGCCGAGGTGGAAGAGGCTATGAAGGTTTTTCCTCATAGAGTTGAAGCTGCAATGGCGATTGGTATGCATGGTGAAAATTATAGCTTTATTCGTAAGCTAATCATTCTTCGTGACCGATCAATCCTCTCTCAAAAAGAGCGAGATATCGTAAACGAGTGTTTAAAGGCAATAGAAAAAGATAGACAAGTGCGCAAGGATATCAGATTGCTAGCTGCTGATGTTATTGCCAACTGCTTTAGCAAAAGAAAGGAGAGGGGACATGTCAGCAATCATCGCATGAAAAGGTTTGAACAAACTATCTTGTCAATTAAAGAAAGTTGTGAAAGCACAAGTGAGATGATTATTCCGCATGATATTGATAGTAGAACTGTAACTGCGGCTATAGCTTCACTATCAAGCAGTGTAGAGCTGCTAGGCATTCTTCTCCAACGACTAGTCGGAGAAAAAACAAGGGGTAATGAAGATGGAGAGATATAAGATAGAGTGGATCGCTGTGAAGCACTTATCCGTGGTTTGGGTTCAAGCTCAGCGGCCTTACGACGAGAAATGGGCACGTGCTATAGCTGATGATCTTGACCCAGATAAGTTTGATCCAATCATTGTGACCCAACCTAATGGTCAAGGAATATATCACATCATTGAAGGCCAACATCGCAGGCATGCTCTTGAGATATATGCTGAGAAGGTTGGGGGAGGAGGCACTGCCCAAAATGAACAGGCCCCATGCAGAATCATTGATGAGGTTGATCCCGCCCGTGCTGCTGAGATCTGGCTTGGCATCAATGCAGGCCGTAAAGCTGTGAAGCCGATTACAGCATTCTTGGTCGCCGTGGCGGCACAGCGCGACATTGAGACTGCTATAAATAAAGTGCTTCATCGCCTCAATTATAAGGTATCGCCTGCTAAGATGCCATTTCACATTTCAGCAGTCAGCGCTCTCAGAACCATATATAATCGCCATGGCCTTATCACCATAGAAAAGACTGTCAGGATGTTGTCATTGATGTGGGGCGGCGATCCTCAAGCAGTATCTTCGGCCCTCTTGCGCGGCACCGCCATATTTCTACATGAGTTTGGAGATCATGTGAATGCAAAGCGACTACGGCAGCAAGTTGGCGAAAGGTTTAGCCCATGGAAATTCAAGGAGGCTGCTGAAGCGCGTAAGCATAGCACTCTTGAAAATCTTGATGAAGCCATTTCTGAGCTATTGATCAGAGAATATAACAAAGGGTTGAAGGAAGCGAACAAGCTCCATCATAAGGCAATGCACAAATGAGGAATGAGCTGTACATATGAGCAAGGTTGTTATAACAGGGACTACCTCAGGGCTTGGCAGAGCCCTTGTCAGGGCTATGGAAAAGGACCATGAAATATTTGAATGGTCTAAACCGGACGTTGATATAGCTAGTTTTGACTCTATCGAAGAGGCAGCGGATAAGCTACCAGAGCTTATTGACATAGTGATCAACTGCGCTGGCGTCAACTTCATCAACTATCTTCCGAATGTGACAGAGCAAGCTTGGAACAATGTAATGGATGTCAATGCCAGGAGTATCTTCCTAACAACCAAGCTGCTACTTCCCAAGCTACACGGTGGAACGGTACTCAACATAGTCTCTAACGCTAGCCGCATTCCGATGACCGCCTCGCTCGCCTACAACGCCTCCAAGGCTGCGGCGCTGATGATGACCAAACAGCTTGCGCGCGAGCTAATCAAGACCCACAACATAACTGTGTTCTCTGTCTCACCCAATAAGCTCAGCGGCACGTTCATGTCGAGCTATATCGAGAAGCGGGTGATGGAGCTACGCGGCTGGACAGCAGAGCAAGCGAGCAAGTATCAGCTTGACGCGCTGCCAGCGGGCGAGGAGACTGACTCAGACACGCTGGCAGAATTCATCGCCTTTCTTTTGTCGAGTAAGCAACGGCACAAATACCTAGCTGGTTGCGATATTCAATATGGAGGACCTTGAGATGCGCATTGATCAGGTAAGCTACTATTGTGCTACGCCAAAGAGTGCGGACCTTTTGAAGGAAGATATAAAAATTCCAGATGACCGTTGGATTAAGGATATGGTAACCGCAACCTCCCGCGTCGCGCTCAACGGCATAATCAAGCACGATATCAATGTTGCAGAGCTGCAGTTCGCCTATGATCTAGGTATGGAGATAGAGATTATCCGCTATATTAGCGGGCCTCACTGGCATCAGGACAACAAAAACTACAATTCCAGCCTGCCATTCCTAAGCCACATAGGCGCGCATCTGGACGATGGCGAGAACTTTCCGGATATGCGCCACTGGCAATTGGTACAAGAGACTGTGACCGCCTCTCACACTTCAAAGTTCTTGACAGATCCGGTCAGCGCGGGCTATGGCCGCCGCTACCACTACCGGGTCTATCAAATAGGTCCAGGCAACTACTTCAAATTCATCCGCCGTCTACATTTCGTCAAACAGCAAGAACCAAAATGGGCGTTGTGAGATGATCCCAGCTTACGGCCCAAAATGGCGTACTACAATCCCCAAGTGGTCGCCATTCTATTGGCACGTTATGTCGATCCACGATCCACATTGGAAAAAGATCCGAGTGGCACCGTGGAACCGGAAGCGGATACCAATCAGGAAAAAATGCCGCAATGCCCGTCGCTAGTGTTGAAGATGTCTTGCGCGAGGCCGCGACAATATTCGCGGAGCGCTCCGCGACCTACCGCGACAACCACGAGCGGCTAGCGAAGATGCTGGCCGCGCTATTTCCAGACGGTATCGCCCTGAAAACCGCAGAGGATCATGCCCGTTTCCTTTTGCTGGCTTTGGAGCTAGTCAAGTTGACCCGATACGCGGTACAATGGGATAGTGGCCACAATGACTCTCTCCAGGACGCAATTGTATATCTTGCAATGCTTGCAGTCCGAGATGGTGCGAGAGCTGACCTCGCTGATCGAGATCCGAATGGATGAGATGGTCTTCAACGGCGTAGCCATACCACGACCGAACAACGTTGGCCGCGGCGCTTGGATGCGTTTTTGGGAAACTATAATTGAGCTAGGGCATGTACTTGATGAAATCGAGGAGTATGGTGATGACACCTAAGCAAAGATTAGAGCTGAACGAGCTGGCTTATAACAACGCTGCACTATATGCGCTGCTCCAGGTGTTAGATCATGGCAAGATGCCCGAACATGAGTGGTGGCACTTTGCCGTAGTTAAGCTGACCGATGCGCTCAACGCTATGATCAGGGCTGCGATCGAGGCGGAAAAGCGAGTGCAACCGCGGCCATTCATTCTCACATTGCCGCCCAAGCCTTCGCCTGCTTCGCCAGCCTCGGCTGAGCCTCGCTGTCGCTGGCGCGACGGCGTAGACTTGAGCAAGGATATCCCGATTTATCTGGAGCTGCTGGCCAAGTGCTTCGACATCAAAGGCCACTCTCGCTATTGTCCCGGCGAGGCCGAGTAAGTGAATTTTACCCTCAACCCGGCTGCTGTTAAGTAAAGCAAAGAAACAAAGCAAATAGGCAAAGAACATGGAAAAGAAGATACATGAGCTCCGGGCTGAAGACTTCACTATGGGCGAGTGGAATGCTATGGATAGCTTTCCCAAGGATGGTTCCTTAGTGGAGGTGCGCGAGCGTGTAGGCGGACCTATCACTACAGCGCGCTGGAATAAGACATTAAAAAAGATCGATGTTGTCAAAGGCATCCCCATAACTTCATCATTAACTAATTTTGCCGAATGGCGATTGCCAAGATAAGTATGATCGCCCTAGTCCTTGACACTGAGACTACCGCGCTAGTCGCTAACCGCTCTATGGCAGATAGCTGGTTGCCGGAGATTATTGAGATCTACGCCGAGATGGTTGATCTTGCTAATGAGACTAGCTTTACCTACCTCCATCATTTCATAAAGCCAGCTAGGCCTATCTCAGAAGAGATCACAAAGATCACCGGCATAGACAATGCGATGGTCGCCAATCAACCAACCTTTGGAGTAATCGCTCCGATCATTATCGAGCTAATCGAGAAGGCCCCAGCGGTCATCGCCCACAACGCGCATTTCGACCGCGAGTGCCTGGACATCGAGATGCAACGTGTTGGGCTGGAGATCAAATGGCCGCGCACAATCTGTACTGTAGAGCAAACCGTTCATCTTACCGGAAGGCGGCTGACCCTGAGCGCATTGCACGAGCACCTATTTGGTGAGAGGTTCGCGGACGCTCATCGCGCCAGCACTGACTGTAAAGCGTTGATCCGCTGTTGCCGCGAGCTATTCAAGCGAGGTGAGCTATGAACATATTTGAGCTACACGAGAAGATGACCGCTCATCTGTTTCCCGCCTATAGCAGTACTGATGAGCGCTTTCTCGCGCTCGCGCTGTGCGGGGAGGCGGGCGAGCTGGCCAACATGATCAAGAAGCGCTGGCGTGATGGCGTAGACTTGAGCAAAGAGATCCGTGAAGAGCTTGCCGATATCCAGATCTATCTGGAGCTACTGGCCAAGTGCTTTGGTATTGAAGGCCAGAAGCTAGATGAAGCGGTGCAGCAAAAGCTAGCCAAGGTCGCTATAATGAAAGCAGCTATAAAGCCTGTGTCCAAAAGCCCTATTGAATATTCCGGTATGAGCTACGAACAAGCTAGCCGTGAAGCTGAGAGGTTAATTGCGAAAGGCTGGTACCAGAATTTTGACCGCTTAATGGCATTGTATCAGATAATGGCAGATGGCGACCCAAGGGCGGGACGTATCCAATATAGGAAAGGCAAGTGAACGTGCATCTCGCTTCCGTAGCCCCCAAGCTAGTTTGTGGCATAACAACATTCAACCGTCCGGACTGGCTGCGGTTGTGCTTGATGAATTACGTTCGCAATTGTACCATCCCAACCCAGTTCATAATCTATCAGGATGGCAGTGACCGGCCCATACCTACAGAAGAGATAACGCAGCTGATCGAGAACGCTTTTCACGATCATTCAAAGCGCATCTTGAAAAAATGGAAAGATGGAGTAGGATTTTCATCCACTCCTTCGCCACATTCGCTGTTACAAAATATCATTGTAAAGGGAAACTATGGCATAGCTCACGGACGGGCGCAATGTGTAAATACATTTCTTACTAGGACCAGCGTTGACTTGTTTCTCAATCTGGATGATGATGCGTTGGTGAAACGCAATGGCATTGAGCTCTTGACGAGGGTGATCCGCTCCAATCCCAGATTTGGATTAGTTGGAGCTTCAAATTTCTTTCGCGAGGTTCCAGCTGGTGTTGTTGCTTATGCTCGTGTGGCGGGATTTTGCTGGCTTGTGGAGCGGCAGGTGTTCGAGAAGATAGGCAATTTTGATGCGAAGGCCTTCTTGAAGGATGATCACGAATTCTATCTCAGGGCCTGGACGAGCGGCTATACTCCAGTTTGTACCAAGGCGAATGTAGCTCACAAGCGAGAGCCGCGCGCCGTTGGTCATCGCCAACACCTCTTATCTAAAGAGGAGACGCGATGCGCGCAATACATTCAAGAGCGCTATCGCGGATGGGTCAAGATCGCCTCCAACAACGCTATCAGGTGGACACCGGAGTTGCGCAAAAAAAGACCCGATCACCATTTCCGAATGACAGAAAAGAAATTGATCAAGGTCGCAGGAAGGCCTTCAATATGAATTGTCCAAAATGTGGTGGTAAGGAGTGCCAGCGCGATAGTGTGGATGTTGGCGTTGGCATCATCCACGGTCCATATGGCTGTCCGAGCTGTGGCTGGTCGGAAGATAGTGAATATGATCTATCAGAAGGCAAGGACCCAGTAGACGAAAAAGGCGGAGCTGTTGATCAATACGGCGGCTACCACCCTCCAGGATCATCAATGGCACTCGCCTATCGCTTGGCGCGTCGCGCAAAGTGTCCGATCTGCGATGGGGTTAGCGAGCATAAATGGAATTGTACGCTCAACAAATAGGAGGCGGCTATACGCATTCGAACCGGATATAGCTTCCGCACCGCCATAGGTAGCATCCCCAACGTGATCGCGCGGCTGCAGGCGATTGGCTGGAGCCATGCGCCCATCTCTGACCGGCTATCAACCTTTGGCTTTACCCGGTGGACCAAGGCGGCCAAGAAGGCGGGGCTACACCCTATCTATGGGGTGGAGCTGCCTGTAGGCGAGGGTGATCACTGGACCTTTTTCGCCCTCCGGGAATTAAGGCCTTTGCACGACCTGATCTATGCAGCTACAGACCCAGAGAACCGCCATCCGGGGCTTACCTATGAGCAGGCGATAGACGGTCCTGGGGTAGTCAAGATAACTGGCCACCGGGCCAACCTAGCAAGTATCCCGCCGCGACCGGACCTATACATCCCGCTAACGCCCTCCCTGCCCATAGGCCTAGCGCGGAAGGCGCTGGCCGGTGGCTACCAGTTCATCGCTAGCTCCGACAACGCCTATACCCGCGAAGAGGATAAGGAGCTATACCGCGTCGCCCTAGGCAAGCGGGCGGATACCCAGACCTATCCTCAGCATATCCTATCGGATGGCGAGTGGGCGGCCTCAGTAGCCCACCTCGCAGACCTTGATACCATAGCCGCAGCACTCGACAACCGCAACGCAGTTATGGAGAGTTGCCACGCGCAGATGAAGAGCGCTACGCTGCTCAAGCCGCAGACCAACAAGACGCTCCGGCAGCTTTGTGAAGAGGGCGCGATACGCACCGGCACTAATCTCAACGACCCAGTTTACCGGGCGCGGCTGGAGCGCGAGCTGGAGCTAATTGAGACAAAAAAATTCGCAGATTATTTTTTTATTCTTGCTGACCTGATGGCGTTCGCGAAGGAGGTTATGATCTGTGGACCGGCGCGTGGGTCCTCCTGCGGTTCGCTCGTTTGCTATTTGCTCAACATAACGACAGTTGACCCTATTCCCTTCGGGCTGCTGTTCGAGCGCTTCATTGATATCAATCGCAGTGACCTTCCGGACATCGATATTGATCTCAGCGATGAGCGGCGGCATCTGATGTTCCAATATGCGGAACAAAAGTATGGTCGTGACCGGGTGGCGCGGCTCGGCACTGTCCTGCTATTTCGGCCACGCTCCATCCTCAACCAAACCGGTGCCGCGTTGCGCATCCCGAAATGGGAGATTGAAAAAGTAGTTGATACACTCTTGGAGCGCAGCGGTGGCGACGCTCGCGCGCTACAGACCTTGGAGGATAGCTTCACCGACACCGAGACCGGTCGCAACTTTATTGAGGCTCATCCGGCCGCGCGGATTATGGTACCAATGGAAGGCCATCCAGTAGTGGCGGGTCAGCACGCCGCAGGTATCATCATCACCAACGAGCCAATAGCGGAATATGTCGCTATGGACGGGCGCACAGGCGCAGTTATGTGCGATAAGAAGGACAGCGAGGATCTTGGCCTACTCAAGATCGATGCGCTTGGGCTAACGCAGCTCTCCATCTTTGAGCGGTGCTTGGAGCTAATGGGCGAGCAATCCAAGTCAGGCTGGCTAGAGAAATTGCCGCTGGACGATAAAGCCGCATTTGATGTTCTTAACCATGGGCACTTTGCTGGCATATTCCAGTTCAATGGACAGGTATTGCAGAGCGTCACAAAGCAGGTCGCCGCTAGCGCCTATCCAGTCTCCCACCTTAACGACATCGTCCAGATAACTGCCCTTTCGCGTCCAGGTCCAGCCGCCAGCGGCGGTACACTCGCCTGGATTAGACGGCGCACAGGATTAGATCCAGTAACCACCATCCATCCGCTCTTGACGGAGCTGACAAAGGACACTTATGGCGTGGTGATCTTCCAAGAGACCTGTATGCGGGTGGTGCGTGAGATTGGTAACCTATCCTGGGAGGACACCAGCTCCATCAGGAAGGCTATGTCCGGGCGGCTGGGCGACGAATATTTTTCTCAGTTCTGGGGCAAGTTTCTGTCCGGAGCGCTCGCCAACGGCATTGAAGAGAAGACGGCCAAGGCGATATGGGATCAAATATGCACACTGGGTTCATGGGCTTTTAATATGGCACACGCCGTGGCCTACGGCATAATCAGCTATTATTGCGCTTATCTCAAAGCCCATTATCCAATCGAGTTTGCCGCCGCTACGCTGGATGCTGAGAACCTTCCAGACCGGCAAATTGCGCTGCTGCGCGAGCTGAAGGAGGAAGGCATAGACTATAAGTCATTCGATCCCGATCACTCCACAGATAGGTGGCAGCCGCTCAAGCGCGAGAATGGTAGCACCATATTGATATGACCGTTGACCTCTATCAAGGGCATAGGCCCAGCCTTTGTCCAAGAGATCATGAAAACACGCGCCAACGGCTGCGAGCTAAGGCCTGTGCTCCGGAAGAAGCTGGAGGAGGGCAAGACTGAGATTGATTCAATCTATCCAATCCGCGACGCAATCAACCGGCTGCATCCTTCGCTCCCAGAAATAAATATCGTATCAACGCCAGTGCCTTGTTGCGACGTGCAAAGCGGCATTGACAAGGAGATATTGGTTCTGGGGCTGGCGGAGCGGCTTGATCAATTTGATATGAATGAGCCTATTCGCATTATGCGCCGCGGCGGGCGGATCTGCGGTCCGCCTACCGCCGCACTCAATATCTTCTTGCGCGACGATAGCGACCGGCTATTGTGCCGGATCGATCGCTACCGCTTCCCGGACATAGGCCAGAAGATCATGGAGCACGGCCGTCCGGGTAAAGCGCTGTACGCGCTCAAGGGCTATGTGCTCGCCAACTTTAGAATGCTGATGGTACAGCGGGTCAAATTCCTGGGTGACATAGATCACCCAATCGCGCTGGAGCGCGGCGGAACAACTATTAAGCTGCACGCAGGCGAGCAGGTTAATGTACTACCGCCTTGAGGAAAGAGTTATTGAAATGAAATTGGAGAATGAAACCTATCTGGGTGATGGTCTATATGCTTCCTTTGATGGTTTTATGATTGCGCTAAGGGCACCACGTGATGACGGCGACCATTGGGTCGGTATTGAACCTTTGGTGCTCTCGGAGCTATTAGATTTTGCCAAAAAAGTTGGCATGCTGACCTTCACATCCAAGATAAAATGACAAAGCAATTTGTGTTAGTGTTGATAGTTTGCGGAGCGTTTGATTGCCATCCCGAACCGTCTGCGCTCCGGTATCCGACTATGATCGCGTGTCTCGAAGCAGGCTTTACACTAATGGAGCAACAGCCTGAGCTAGCCAAAGGCTGGCATTGCACGAGAGGATTTGAGAACGCACGTTAAGATGGATGGTGGATTAAGCTCTCGCTGTTGTCCCGGCGAGCCGGGTTAAAGAATATACTCCCTAGAAAAAGGAAAAGCTAGTCGGATTTTGAAATTACCAGGCTCGCCGGGCACAAAATATGGACGGTGGTTTAAGGCAACTCTTCAAGAAGCACCTGCCAGAGGTTCACTGGCAAGCGATAGAGACCTTTATTACAGGCTCTGGAGTGCCGGATATCAACGGCTGTCTCGATGGTATTGAATTTTGGATTGAGAATAAGTTTGCGAAGGGCAAGAAGCGCGCTCGCGTAACCTTTAGCCCAGCCCAAGTCGGGTGGATCGAGCAAAGGGTACGGCATGGCGGCAGGGTATTCATCGCGGTTCGCCACACCACAGCGCAAGCGGATATGCTGTATCTTCTACGCGGCGCAGTTGTGCGCGAGCTGACAGTTGGCGAAGAGACCACAGGGGCTCTAGCGATTGGGGCCTGGGACGGCGGACCGGCGCGCTGGGATTGGGACACTGTTAAATGGCTGTTATGCAAGCAAAGTAAAAAAGACTAGCGTTTTCCTTTTTCATAGGGTATATAACATAAATGCTCTGCGACCAAATAGTCCGCGACAAGTTTTTGCCAATACAATATGTTGGTTTCAACCGCCTACAAGGTAAGATTGACGCAGCGCAAAAATTCATTCTCAGTCCAGATTTCACTGCGGCCGCAGATGGCTTGGTGGACAACATCCAGGAGCTAACCCGCATTGCTCCATTTTGCCGGTTGCCATTCCCGCTGACCTGGATAGAGTTTGCGCAAAACGATAGACCGAAATTTTGTAACGCAGAGATGAAATTTCCGGAGTTTCAATTTAAGCCGTCTCGTATCGGCTTTCTAATGGAAGCGGAAGACAATACGATGGCGTGCTGGCATACATGGCTGCTCTGGAATATCAAGCATGGAGGCTTAGAAGATAACAACGTCAGCTTGCTTACTGTTGGCTATAACACCGCCAATGATAGCAAAAAGCTAGAGGATGTAATCACTACTCTTGGCATGGTTGATTTTGCTGACAGCGTAATTAGACAATTCCCGGACAAGGATATCTGGGAGACTATGGCAAACCTGATGCGCTCCGATTGGGCCGGTGAGATCCGCTATCTGATTTCTGTACTTGGCTTGCTCAACGCGCGCAACGTAGCGATGCGCGAGCCAGTAGATAAAACCGCGCACAATGCGAAACGGTTCAAGGCTCGCCAGCTCCCGCTATTCTCGCACACAATATTGAAGCTACGGCCGGCTCATAAGCCTACAATGGTCCGCGGCGCGAGCGGCGACCTTCGCGCAGAGGTTCGCTCGCACTTTGTTAGTGGACATTTCAAGGCGCGCCGAACCGGCCTGTTCTTTTGGGGTCCGCATATGCGCGGTAGGGCGCAAGCGGGCTTTGTCGAGAAGGATTATCTTGTAGAGGCTAAATAAAAATACTTTACTTTTTCTTTTTTAACATTTATCTTTCAAGAAGGAAAAGGGACGTGGTATCCTTGTGAAAATTCAGGAATGGATAAGATGAGCATCGAGCACGACTTCACCGGCTCTCAGGAGGATTGGGAAGACCGGGTATTCATAGCCGCCTCTAGAGCCGGTCACTTCAATGTCGTTGCGGCGCGCGATAAGACGACGCAGGCTTACGCTTGCTTTTCCGATGCGGCGGTGGCCGCTTGGGATAATCTGAATCTTCTTGTGTACGCCGTCGCGCCTTCCGGCCGCTTTGTGTGTTGTATCCGGAAGCGCTGGAAACACTACCTAGATTTGCAAAAGGCTATTGAGAAGACCGTAAATGGTTGATTTTACTGCCGAATAAAAAAATAAAAAAAGGCTTTACTTTTCCTTTTTCTAGGCCTATATTGAGATTGTTGAGAAGGAGCACCGGTCCCGCCCTCGACCGGAATAGCGAGACTAGGGGCAATTTAGACCGAACCCCTTAACCCAGTAAAAGGACCCGAAAAAATGACTAACGCCACCCTTTCCCAGTTCCGCGCTCTCGCCGAAGCGATGAATTCCGAGCCGACTAACTGGCTCTGGATTGGCCCGCATATGAGCCAGCGGATGTTCGGCATCACCGAAGCGCGCGCCAAAGCCTACGCCGCCCGTCACGGTGGCACCGCCGAAGAGATGCCGCGCTACACCGAGCCATCCAAGTATGGCCTTTGAGCGGCAATCTCGCCCTTTTAATCATAGGAGTGACTGAAATGTCAAGATCAAATAAGTTCCAGCGCCAAGGCGGTGGCGTTTACAAGTGCTGCTGCTGCGACCGGATGACCCGTAAGACTGGGCAGCAGGGCGATAGCCCCACCTGCCCGGAGTGTTGGGAGTTGGCCGGCATCGAGAATGCCTTCAGTGACGGTCCTGAGGAGGCGCGCGCTAGCTATGATCGCGAGATCAAGCGGCTTGTGGCCAAGGCGCGCAAACAAGGTTCGAATGCCGACACGATGCGCAAGTCGTTCCCCTTCCTTACCGATGCCGACATGGTAGGCTGACGATAGTCCAGATAAGGAGAAATGAAAATGTCAAAAATGCAGCTGTACGCAGAGAACATCGGTACACAGATATTTTTACGCGCCTCTCCCGGCGTTTTAGTGTTGCCGATTGCGCTGTCAGTCGATGAAGCGCGCCAGCTAAGTCAGCAGCTCTTAACCGCGGTAGCTGCCAATCTTGCGGCGACCGGGTTCGCGAGCCGGAAGGCCACCACCTAAGGTACCGTCATAGCCCAGCCGACATGGTAGGCTGAATAGTCCAGGAGAATGAAAATGTTTACTAACGAAACAGAACTGATGGCCGAACGCGCCGCTGCTGCAGTGGCTGAGAAGGCTGAGCAAGAGCGACTGCGCAAGATCGAGAGCCGAGAAGCAGCAGCCAAGTGGCAAGAGACCCAGCGTGCCGCACAGGCGATTGAGCTTCAAAATGAGCTCAAGCATCTGCGCGCCATCGCAGCTCAGATCGTAGGCATGAAAGTCACGCTTAATGAAGAGAGAGGGTATCTCTTCGTTGACGACATTCGCGCATCAATCTACTTTGATAGCTACTCACGCAGCCGCACAATGCGAGTGGACGCGGGCGGCTTCAAAAATGAAGTACGATTGCCCATGAAGAAAGACGGGACATATTCGTACAAAAAGGCAGCGGACGCGGTGCGCAGCTACGTCATGCGTGAGATCGCGCACACCGCTGCCTCACGTAATGTTGAGCAAAACAAAGAACTCACAGCCAAGGTAAAGGCTCAGTTGAAATTGGCTACGTATTGCTCGGTGATTGAGCCAAGCACAATGTTGGAGAACCCAATCCGCGTTCACATCGACCTGAAGACAGCGACAACCGCTGAGAAGGCGGTGCAGTTGGTCGAGGCCATTCGCGCCCTTGGCTTCACTGTTGGCTATTGAATCAGCGCAGCACCCGTCTCAGACGGCGGGTGTCACGCTGCACTACTCATCTATACGCAGCACAAGCAGAAATACAATATGACCCGCGGGCTCCAACTCCAATTTTCTTGCGGCGACCGGGTTCGCGAGCCGGAAGGCCACCACCTAGGTACCGTCATAGCCCAATGGGGCTGGACGGTCCGCGTTGCCTGGGACGGCTCCAACTGGAAGCAGGATCTGGAGCCGGATCAGCTGGAACTTGTTGATTAAGCTTGGGCGTCCTCCTGGGTTAAGTTGCTGATTTTACTACCGAAAAAAAAAATAAAAAAGACTTTACTTTTTCTTTTTCTGGGGGTATATTCTACCTATGGAAACGAGGAGAAACAAGATGAACCGCTTGAAAATGGTAACCGTAACCCTAATGGCTCCAGACGCGACGATTAAGATCTTTGTGGTTGGAGAACCGGCTATTATCAAACACGGCAACAGAAAATATGTACGCGACGATATTGCATTTCCCAAGACAGGCGGTTTTGGTCGCAAGGTCTATACGCTGGAAACCGAGTAACGACTATGCGACGCACCGAACAACAGCAGAACTTCATCGCCGCCATCCTAGCTGCGGCGCGCGACGGCGGAGGTAAGCATTTCGCCCTCCGCGCTCGCGCAGGCACCGGTAAGACCAGCACGCTGATGGAGCTGATTGACGACTATCGCCCCGCTTTCCCGAAGCACGAGATTGCGCTGTGCGCCTTCAACAACGCCGCGGCGAAGGAGCTGAAGGCCAAGCTGGAGGAGCACGGCCACACCGACTGGCGGCTGACGCAAGCCTCCACAATCCACAGCCTTGGCTTCGGGCTGCTCAAGTATCCCTTCAAGTCGAAGGTGGAGGAGCACAAGGTTCGCAACCTTATCGACGCGCAAAACGGCGACACTTACCGCGAGCACTCGGTCAATATCGCGCGGCTAGTCTCCTTCGCCAAGCTGGAAGGCTTTGGCTTCTTCCCAGACGTAGCGATAGGCGATACCGCGGCTTGGTACCGCTTGGCGGAGCACTACGACATCA